CGGGTGCTCTTTGTACCCTCTAGGGGCCTTTTCTGTAGCCATGGGACCCTCCTAAGGGTATGTAGAATAAGGAAATAAAATAGCTGACCATTAAGAAGAATCTCTCTCTGGGTTAATAATATCTATAACTATTACTATAGTGATCTTATAGTACTATAGGAACTGTTAGAATCTATTAATATGACCCCCTATAGGGACTAGGGTGACTCACTATAGGGACTAGGGTGAGTTATAGTTACTGTCTAAATCCTATTAGGAGGATTAATAGGGACTAGGGAAAGTCCTATAGAAAATTCTAAAAATTTTATAGACAAGATGGAATAGAAGGGTACACACTAAAGGGGGAGTACCCCTAGGGGCCTTACACCCCTAGCATACCTACAGGACCCCTACAGGGGCCCTACAGTAATACAGTAAATACTTACGGTAATACTATTAGTACTATTAATAATCAATACTATAGCATCACTATAGTAACACCTATAGGTCACTATAGGACCTTATAGTATAAGGCTCTCTAGGTAGCTATAGGTGTCTACAGTATAATCTATAAGGAACTATGGTAATATCACATACTCCTTTATATATTTTACCCATAGTAATACCTACAGCAATACTACAGATATAGAGTAAATACTACTCTACTTATAGCTATCTGGAGTATATTTCACTCTTATGTACTGTAGTATCACTGTAGGTCACTATAGGTTATCATCATCTACAGTGTTATCGACATCCTCATCTTGTTTAACCACAGTCACCTCTATGTTAAACTTCAGGTTCTCTAGATTCTTAATTACTCTCTTCTCTACTTCATTAGTTATTTTGTCTATTATCTTATCTGTGATAAGCATATACTATACCTCCTATAGGTATTAAGAGTAGGTTTTACTTATAGGCTGCTCCTACAACAGCCTTCTATATACATTATCCGTTACTATATAACATATAGCATTCCTCTAGAGGTGGATAAATACAACAGTACCTAGGAGATAAGTAGTTGTTATTCCTATAGACCTATCTAGGCCTATTGTTACGTTTAGGTTTATTACGTACATTAGCATTCTGGTTATTGGTTTTAATATTTTCATACTGTGTGTCTTTTTTACTTTTAACCATAGATAACGTATTCCTCGTAATTTAGTCGTAGTTTTAGCTTAAAACGTAACGGTGGGTTCTTAATGGTCAGCTATTTAGAAACCTATATAAACTATAGGTATTTAATAAGAAAATAAATAATAAATTACTACTATTACTAATTAGAATAACAACTACTCTCCCTAAGAGGTCACTCTAGATTACTATAGATATTACTATAGTATTACTTTAACCCAGAGAGACACTGTTCTTAATGGTCAACTATCCTGTCCTTATTCTACATCATTCCCTATTTGTATAAATGAGGATTTCTCTCTGCATCTCTGAATGTCATAGCAGTAAGGAAGAAGGCTGTTACTACTAATAAATGCCCTCCCACACTACCTATACCGAAGTATATAGTGTAGCCTCCCCATATGGTAAAGACTACAGTCCACATTACAGATAGGTAGAACATTAGTAAGAATTGAGTAAAGTCATTAGGGATTAACCTTAATGGGTTATACTTCAGAGAGAAAAAGAACTCATACAGCTCATACACACTCCTGCCTATTTTGTTTAACATACTACGTCTCCATTAATAATGTATAGTTAATAACATTGTCCATATAGTGAATCTCAACCATAATAGACCCCTTAGCTACTAGAAGATCATCCTCTCCTGCTTTCACAAGTTTAGCCCTCCTGAAAGCTACAGGTAATCCCTCAGTATCAGCATCTTCCTTAAGGTCCTGTGCTATCCTCATACAATCCTTGATTGCCACTTTATCTTCAGGATTAGTAGTCAATACAATAGATCTGACAGGGACATCTCGTGCTTCGAAGCCTATCTCTTTTCTGTCCATCTTACCCCTCCATCCTTTCATGTTCTATGATTAACAGGTTAGATTCTACGATATCACTCATATAGGCTACTCTGCAGTGTTCCTGCTGTCTTACTACTTTAAGAAATACAAAGTCCAATAACTGCTGTACTCTGTACCACCTTCTGTAGCCTTGGTTACTCATCCTGTAAGCTCTACCTGAGATAGACTCATTAGGTCTTTTACCGAATAATAGAGTAACATTAAGGAATTGAGAGGTAGCCGAAGCTACTCTCCCTCCATATCCCTTAATTGCTAGCTTAGCCCTGAGATATCTAAGTTGATACCTGTAGGGCTTACTAAAGATATACATATCACTCTCCTAATCTATAGTTGTTTCCTCATGTAAAGTAGCTTTAAGCTCCTCCATATCTGTGTCTAATAGACCCTGATAACCATCTTTAAGTAACTGATAAGTAGCGTCAGTCCTATTGAAGAGATAGATTTGAGGAATGGTTAAATGACCATCCTCTTTGAACTTTGGAAATGTCTTGTAGTCTACCATACGATATCCCAGACCCTCATCATCCAGCAGGCCCTTAGACATCTTACAGTAGATACAACCCTCTCCACTTACTAATACTAACTCATACTTCCTCATCTGTTACACCTTTTAATTTAAACTCAACAACGTTATCTGTAAGAGGCAACTCCTCAGTGGTAGCATCAGTGTTCATATACATTAACAACTGAGCAGACATAATCTCAAGATCTCTCATAAGCATAGCCTGAAAGTCTGTGAGGTTATCCTCAGTCCCTAACACATTAATAGCACTGTGTAAACACTTCAATACACCTTCGTTAACTGTCATTCCCCATAGCCCTCTATATCGCCATTCTTCTCAATACATTGATCTTCATATGGCGCTACTACTCTGCGGTAATACTCAAGATTAGCTCCGTTAAGAGCACCCATAACATCGTTCATAGTCTGATAACGATAAGGCTTATCAAGCATAAACTCTTTAATAGCAAGAGAGATAACATATTGTAACTCTCCTGCTGTGTCAATACCCGCTTCCTCAAGAGAGATCTCAAGCTCATCAAAATTAATTCTATCGTCTTGCTTAATATACGGCATTACTCATCTCCTTTTGATTCATAATCTAAGTCCTCTTCCGAGGGTACGGTGTCTTCCCAGCTATATGTAAAACCAATATATAACCCTAATAGAGCTATAAGAGGTAAGAATGGCAACATAATTATCCACCCCAAGACGCTGTAAAACTTATCTTCTATTGATTTCATTAGTAGTAACTCTTAACAGCTTTAACTGCTTCTTCAAGGCTGAAGTGGATCTCAGTTGCAATAGCCTGAGTGAAAGGATGAGGCTTATCATCTTTATCACACCACAGGATAATGACCTTGTTCTTACAGTGGCCAAACATAATTTCCATATGGGTTCCAACAGCTCTACCAGCACAACGTCTAACATCTGCCAGAATAACTCTGGATGCAGCCACATCCTGTAAGTCTTGCTTAAAGATTCTCTTACAAGTGTTCATGTTACGTTGAACGTCCTCTAGGCACTCTTCTAGCTGATCATGGAATGATACTCGTCGAGTAGGGTCTAACATCTCAATCCCTGCCTCATTAAGCATCATCTCAGCTTCTCTGCGCCAACCTTTCATATGCTCTTCGCTAACAGCTTCCATACTGCCTGCTGCATATACATAGTCTTTCATTGTTTTCTATCCTTACATTGTTTAATAATAAGCTCTCTATGAGCATCGCTATAACGTGACCACTCAGTGATCTCCTGCAGAGTCCTTTTACAACTCTTACAAGAGTCACTGACTAGTTCACACTTCTTCTGACATGGACTGTCAATCACGTCCATACACTCTAATTTCCCTAGTATCTCTATCCTGTTCGATAGTTACCACATCTGTCACTATACTAGGTCCAGAGTATGTAGCCTGAGTCGTGACCTCAGCATCAGGGTCAAAATCTGCTAATCTCTGAATCATTTCACTTACTGTCATTACCGTAGTCTCCCCAAGATAATCTTTCACCTAATTGTATGAGCTTGTCTTTAACTATCTCAAGCTCGGTTGGCGTCACTTTCTTATACCGCTTAATCTGTTTCTCTGAGAATACTCTCTCTGCTTCAAACATCATAAACAAGGCACTAGCAAAGTGTGCTTCAGGATCAACAAGAATAACCTCTCCCTCCTGTTGGAAGAGAAAGAGGTCATCTACTTGTTCATCTGTTAACCTTTTCCAGTTAACCATTTAACCTCCAAACCTGAGCTTAGTAAGGACATCCTGTAAGTAGTTCTCAAGAGAACCATCAGGATACTCATCAAACTCAGAGTCTAGTACGGCAATACAATACATCTCCATATCATCATATGTGCCATCCATATGGTCAAGGTACTCATATACCTCAAGAGCTCTTTGTTTAGCAAGCTCATCACCATCATACTCTTCTAACGTATCGTCAGACATAACTCCCTCCTATTACACTAAAAGCTATAGACACAAGAGTAACCGCTACAAGTGCCCACACCATCTCATTTTCTTCACTATCCCATCTACTCATTAGTCCTCCTTAACGTAACAGACAAAGTGTACTGAATACCTCTCGTATTCATCAAACACTGCTGCATCAGATATTTCATTCTTAAGTAAGTTTAGACATAGTTTAAAGTTAGACCTAAGGGTCTGGTTAATACTGCATTTCATTTGCTCATGAAAGTAATCTACAGCTTCATGCAGAGTAAGCCCGGAGTAGCCCTCATAGACTAAACCGGGAACAACTACACAACTCATTAACACCTCACCATCAATGACATCCTCCTTGATGAGTAATACTTCAGTGAGGCGCTGCACTTAGACTTCCAGCAAAACTGACTCGAAACAGCTAGTCTTATCTTCAGGTATCGTCTTAGCCAACAGAAGGTTAAACTGTGTATTAATGTGACCGAGGTCAACCTCACTGTCCTTACTCTTAAGGAATAATGCCCACAAATCAGCGGGACCTATATCATAAACATTACTCTGAAGCTTATCAAACATACCTGCTTCTGTAAGAACAGTCCTAATCTTCTCAAAGAAGTCATCATAGTTAATGTTACACTCAAAGGTGTTAACAATGTTATCAACCTTACAAGCTTCAAAGAGAGGCTTTAAGCGTTCGTCATCGTCATGTAACAGAGACTCATCCTGAAGAGCAGTAGCGTTATAGAACCTAACGCGGTCTTCCACATTACTACTAAGTTTACCTGTGTAGTAAACATCCCTCTTAACTGTCATTAACAGCTTTCCACTCTTCAGAGCTTGAAGAGCAACTACTGAATCACCAATAGTCATAACTACCTCCTAAAATATGTCAAGTGAATCGACGATTGAGTTACGAATCCTTCTGCGAATATTAGCTAAAGCTCGCTTAGGGGATGTACCAGAGACTAACTCCGTATAACCAGTGTCGCTAAGCCACTTAGCAACATAACGCTTTTCCTGCATAGCCACACTCTTATCGTAATGGAAGGTAGGATGGCTACGAGGGGGTAAACGATCTTTAAACAGTGTACTGCTAAATTGCATAACACATGGCTTATCAGTATCGATATCCCACTCACTATCAACCCGCTGAGAGGTAACCTCAAGAGAGTCATGCCAGCCAATACGGTATGTTGGGATATTATTATACGTCTCAACATGTTTAGCATAGTTATTACCTTCGACTTCTACCTTAAGGTTAATACCCGGAACAACTGAAGCACCTTGCTGAACTACACTTAGGAAGTTAGTAGCCTTACCATTTTGGCAAGAGCGTGTTAATTGTGTAGGACCGCAGTTTGAGATACTGTACAAAGTAGAAGAACCTCGAGTGCTCCTGCCAATACCTCTAATGCCTTTGAGTCGAGACTTAACTGTGTTATCAACAGAGCTATTATTTTCCTCATCAAAGTCTGCATTTGTAAAGCAGGAATCGCTAATAAAACGATTCATATTATTGGAGTTACGGTAGTAGTCAGTAGTCACTTCATACAACTCAACATCTTCATCAGCAGCTTCTTTACTCTCAACTTGACCATGTATATATGTTACAAGGCCTCGCTTACTGCTAACAACATTAGTTACAAGAGTAGTGTCAAAGACAGACTTAAGCTTCTCTAACTGACGTTTAGATGTCATGAAAGGGATAGAAGCATTATAGCCTTTAGCATCAGCATTATGGTAGAGCATAGCAGCAGGCTTTGGTGTAAAGCCATCAGGCAACACTACAACCTTACCAGTATAGCCCCAGCCACGCTTACCGCCTTCAACCAGAGGGTGGAAGTCATCAGCATACCTAGCGCCATTACCCGGAAGGATATTATGCGCCGCTTCTTCTGTCTTAGCTCTGATAGACTGTATACTGCGATTACTCACATACTCTCGCTTACCTACTTCATGACATAACCTATGAATGCTGGTAACCATAGACCTGCAGTGTTTAAGCAGAAGAGTAGTAAACAAGTAACGAGTAATAATCTCGTAATTTGCCACAGCTTCTTCATCATAGTAACACATCGCTGTTCCTCTATCAATACCAACAGAGGCTAGTCCTGCGATAAGCTTGTCAGGGTCTAAAGACTTTGACGTAAGTCGATCAGCCAGAGCTGGACAAGAGGACACTATATGAGCCATAGTAGCTACATTAACACTACGATAATGCCTAGTCATTTCACGCTCATACACCGAGTTAACTTTTCGATACCACCCAGATATATTTATAAGGGAGTTATCGTACCAAGCCTTTATAGTAGAATCGCTGGGACTATCACACTGCATCATATCAAACACAATATGATTAAAGTGGAGCTCATCGACTTTTTTCAGTTCCATATTATGGTCTTCCTCAGCGACCTTACGGATTACTTTCAAATCACTCTTAAGACTGACTATACGTCGAAGCATAGCGTTGTACTCATTAGTGTGATAAAGTTTCTTATACATCATAAGCCTCAATCTCTATGTAGTTTCCAATTCCGGGGTCCATATCTTTGCTAACGGACACCCACGTAACTTCTCCAATAGTAGGTACACTAAGACTGTCAAAGTCAAGATACATGTCTGTTAGACAGACGATGGCTTGGACTTCCTCACCCTTCTCTTCAACATAGTCAAAGAATGGCTGAGGGTCAGTACCTCCGTAGCCTGTACGACCTATCTCATCAAGAGAGTCGCCGGGCCCATAGGTTCTAACTTTACTAACCTTAGTATCACAGTCAATAACATGGACTGCTTTAGGTTTAACGTCTTCAACAATACCTTTAAGTTCAGCGCACATAGCTGCATTCTCTTTATCAGAGACTGAGCCACTGGTATCACGCCACACATAGATATTACCTACTGATTTCTTTTCCACAGAAGGCATGTAGAAACCGTAATTAATAAGCTTACGGTTAGGTCTTCGATATGTGAAATCATCTGGGACCTCTCCTACTACTGCTCGTCTGAACAGTTCCTTCCAGTCTATCTTAGGGTTACGGATGTTATCAAGGACTGAAGAATACTCGCCGGGTAACTTACCCATTGACTTTGCGGTCTCCGCCGCTGCTAGAATCTTACGCTTAGAGCGCTCTTCTAATTCTTTTAATTCCCCCTCTGACATAAACTTATCATTACCTTTATCACCATCTTGCCCCGGCGATAAGATATGATTATCAGTGTCCTTGGGAACATCGTCATCGTCTAAGTCGTTATATATCTTCTCAGACGCCCATCCTTCATACTTCTCATCATACAGAGTTTCCTCAATAGACTCTAACACGCCATCCTGTAGTAGACCTGCCAGAGTAGTAGTGTTGATACTCAGATCACAAGCATAATTCCACTTCATAGGGTTACGCTTACCCATGCGGAAACAGTGTAGCATAGCTATGTGGTCAGCCTCGTGGAACAGAAGCCAACACAGTTGAGGTAATCTAAGACTACGAACAAATGATTCGTTGTAGTAGATGTTCTTACCATCAGTAGCACCCGTGGGTAAATCGTCCCGCTGAATGCACTCAGATTGTGATACTATAGAGCCATGGAAAGGCGCTGATAACATCATCTTTACTTTTGCCTTAGCCAACCACTTATCAGTTGACACATTGTCAGGGCATGACATACTACTCTCCCATCTCTACAGGTAATAACATAAACCTGCTTGTTTGTTTAGGAGCGCCAAGTAACTGTTTAGCGGCTAACTCCGACGTGATATCCTCTAGAGTGATATCGTGATTATACATAAGTGTCGAGATAGCCTCCACTATCTCTTCCTTGTCTTCAGAAACTATAACTGTTTTGAGCATATGATCTTCCTCAATCTCTACATAGCCCTCCATTTCAAACTCCTTATCTATAAGTGTGTTCAGCATTACATCAGCCGCCTTCCTAGAAAAGCGACTGGAGTTCTCATAACGTAAATATGCGATATGACTGCTACTCATAATACTAATTCTTTGCCACTTACTTGGAGCCACTTCTTAAGTTCTTTAGTCTTAAGCAGAGGAGACTCTTTAGCACCTGTACGCATCAGAGCATCTTTAACCAGAAAAGCAATCTGGTCTTGATACTTAAGGCGGTCTGAGTACTTCAGAATCTTACCAATGTTACTCTCATTAGCTCGCGATGCCAGAGCAGCACACAAGATATAAGAGACATTGACATCTTCAGGCAAGTCTGCACCTTCAGGGTTAGCAATAACGTCTGCTGGGTCAATCATCTTGTCATGTAGCTCAAGGTGAGTAACAAAGTCGTTAGCGGCACCTGCACCCACAGTAGATGTAATACAGTGGTTAAGAGCAGAGTTAGTCATAGAGCCCTTCTCTTGCATACCTAATAGAGTGTTAACCCGTAACCACGAACGTGGGGAGGGGCAAGCGTCTCTGGCAACATCAAACTCAGCAAGGCGCTGAGGGAACACTCGAAGGAACGAGGTTAGCTTTGGATTAGCTTGAACCGTGTTAAAGTAGTTAATGGCATCATCAAGACTGGCATCTACTTCAATAGGCATCAGACGGTCACGCAGATGTGTTGGTATCTGGTTAGTGCCTGCCCTATTAGACATTCGGTTATTAGCTACAACTACAGTCCATCCTTCACCTAAGATATGCTCACCCACACGATGCTCGTTAACTAACTGAGCAGCAATGTTAAGGTTAGCCATAGGTGCTTGAGAGATCTCGTCCAGAAACAACAGACCCTTACCTTCGGTAGGGAGCCAATCAGGTCGAGCACGAGAGTACTGCTTATTACCGTTGTTCTCGTCAAGATAGGGCATACCGCCTAGCTCGCCACTATCGTACTGAGCAAGGATAACAGTGCGACATTCGATGTCCAGTTCTTCAGCAGCCTGCTCAACAATAGCAGTCTTACCGATACCGGGGTCACCAACAAGCTGAGGAACCATCAGTTGACCGATCTTGGTTCCTTCCGCTTTAGCATCAATGTTATGCTCAACAATGGCTTTAACGATCTCTTTAGCTTGTGAAATGTTCATACTTACTTCTCCTAGTTTATTTAATTAAGCCCACTCTTCGCGGTATTCTTCCATACGAGATTCGATATCAAAACAGTTATCAAGTGCTGCAGGAATATCGTCAGCTTCAGTTATATCATCTGTCGAGTAACCTTCAAGCTCTTCACTGTCAAAGATACCGGCAAAACCCATACCTTCTTCAAGATAGAAGATCTTAACCCTGATATCCAGAGTCTCAGCAAGGTTATCAAAGATAGCAATAGGTGGTGACCACGCTGTTTCAAACGAAGCTTCCCACTTACCATCTTCTTCGTAAGGCTCATAACCTTCATAAGGAACATCAGTAACATCCCACTTAGTCCCATAGTTCTCTATATTATTAGAGTACCAATTACTATCATCCTCACCAACAAGTTTGTTAGTGACTTGTTCTTCAACAGGGGTAATGTAGTCCAGAATAGTTCTGAACAAACCTTCCTCATGTTGCTCTTCAAGAGCCTCCGCAAGCTTATCCATGACCTTACGAGGGCCCGTTACTTCTACGTAATTTTCACACCAATTTGGCATATTTATTTCTCCTTTTCCATTAATCTTTCAATTTCTTCTGCATAGATTTCATCATACTCTTCTTCTATTCCAAGAAGAACATCTATAACTTCTTCGTATTCCCAATCCTCCTTCATCTGTTATCTCCTAGTTTCAAAATAAAGGAGACCGAAGTCTCCATCTTAGATACGCATTATTGCTCAGTTAAGAGCCACGTCTGGTGCCAGCGCAAGCATTCCAAACAGTTACAACACATTCAGGGTTAGGTGAAGGTGTAGGTGTAGGGGTGGGAGTGGGTGTAGGGGTGAAAGCAGGAGTAGATGACTCCACCTTCTTCACAATACAAACATCTCCTGTAAAACCCGCTGCTCTACAAGAAGCGGCATCATTAACGTACAGAGTGTATTCCTCTGCGGATGCAACAGCTGGTAGTAGTAAAACACAAGCTAATATAACAGCTTTCATATCAGTGCTTCCTTTGATCATCGTCCTTAAGACCTTCAAGTGCAAACATGAACTTATTAAATGCACTCTCCATTTCTTTCTTGTTCTCTTCCTGTTGCTTCTTCTTAGTGCCTAACTCGTAAGCTGACTTAAGAATAGCCCAACCAAAGAACATAACGCATAGCCAACCATAAGATATACCTTCGATAAGACCGGCCATATCCAATAGGACAGCGCCAGCACAAAAGGCCACTACAAAGTTAGTAAACATCAGTTACTCCTTGTGAATAAGGGCCCGAAGGCCCTGTAAGTTTATTGAACGTCAGTGGGTGGAAAGCTTGGTTCTTCTTCACTAACATTATCATCACCTTCTCGAACAATGCTCTCAAGTGCCGCTACAACTTGCAGATACACTTGTGCTTCGTTTCCCTTAAGATCAACTCGTTGTAAGAGGATCAAAGCATTCTGTGCGATATTAGGGTTCATCATTTTATATACTCCTTATACTGAATTAAGTGAACCGATGAACAGCAAAGCAAATATGAGTGCTGTTACACCAGTAACTATGAAAAAAGCAAATACAACATCCTTCATGCTGCACCTCCTAAGTCTACGACTTCACATGCCCCCGCAGAACAACTCAATGTCTGACTACCGGCTGTTAAGTCTTCAGATTCAAAGTCAGCAAGATCATTCCAATCAATTTCTGTTGGCATATCTAGAACTGCTTCATTATACTGCTCCTCTGTAATTTCCTGATAGGGTGCTTGCTGATAAGTGTGCTCACTGTAAGGCAAGAACGATATACCAGAAGCTAAGTCGAAGTTATCCCAAATCCACTGCATACATGGCAAGAACTCGTCAGGCCTGTAGTACACAGTAATAGAGGGCTTGTGCTCACAGAAGTGTAGCTGATAAGTCTTCCATAACTCTAGCTGTTGCAATGCGCCTACCTCTTCAACTGTCACTGACGAATCAGGTGAGCTAATGGGGAAGGAGAATACAAGGTTAGAGTCTGGCTTCATAACATCAGGCTCACAGGGAAACCCTACTTGTTGCATATACTGTGCCATAGGGTCTTTAACATCAGCCCTTACCGTTCTAATATAGTGCCTACTAAAACGAGGGTGAATACCGGAAGCACTGTTAGTAAGTTGAGAAACAGTCCCGGATGGTTTAACACAAGTAATTGCAGCCGCTGGGTTAATGCCAATTTTCTTGGCCCACTTCCTGTTGGTGTCAATACATACTTTACGAATTTCAACTAAATACTCCTCAAGTAACTCGTTACCTTCAGAACCAGATAGTATAGAGTGATCCATGATACCTGTCATAGATACACCCAGTAAAGCTTCTTCTTCTGTGTTCTTCTTCCAGATCTTACGAAGGTAACGGAAGTTAGTTAAAGATGCTTGCAGGGTTCCAAAGATAGAAGCCACTGTTGCTTTATACTTAAGGTCTTCAAGACTATCTCCTTCACGAACAATGATCTCGCTTAGGTTACAGAATTGATTAGGCCTCAAGATTATCTCTGAGCAAGGGTTACACCCGAAGGCGTGATTAGGATCCCGGCGACCGTGTGACTCCACAATCTTCTGGCAAGCAACACGAGAGAAAATACCTCGCTCACCTGACATAGAATCGTAGAGAGACTTTACTTCATTCAGAAAGAATGGAAAGTCGGGTTTCGAATCGTAAACTGCTGAGTTGTTGGCCAACGCCCTTTCGGGATGTTCAATCCACCATTGGCCAGACTTAGCATTACGAAGACGGTCATCAGTAGGATCAGAGAGCGATATGAGCGCACTACGTCGTACTCCTCCCACGACAATTACTTCAGCTATCTTACAACACAGGTCATGGGCTTCAAGTGTTGTTAGCCGCCTACCTGCAGCGATCTTAAAGGTCTCTACAGTGTAAGTCATTAATGATTGCAAGGGAGCAGGACCACTTGCCCTGCCTCCAAACGTCTTAAGTGGTTGTCCAGCAGCCCTTACCCTTGAAGTATCCCATGTAGGGACCTTGCCAGAGTAGAGTAGAGCAATAAGCTCCTTGACTGCTTCAACCCATCCTATCTTAGAGTCAGCAACACTGATAACAACGTCTGAGTGACTAAACTCATCTGCTACTATAGGTAACTTATCTACATACTTCTTCTCAACAGAGTACCCTACGCCAGTGCCGCACAGTAGAATATACATGAGCTCTGAGAATGCCAGAGGGTGGTCGATAGCTACATAGCTACAATTAAATCCCGCGACATTATCACGTTCAAGCGCCTTACCAGCAGTCATTAGGGTCCTCATAGAGGGCATGACCATCTGGTTAAAGACTGCTTGATATAACTCCTCGCCTTCTTTCTCGTTGATCTTACCAGTGCTTTGCCAATAATCGGTTAAGCGTCTACAGGTCTCAGACCAGTTCTCTCGTCTTTCTTCTTTAGGAAGCCACCTTGCGTAGCGCGAGGATGCTATAAAGGACTCATAGAGTCCCATCTGTGGTGGATTAGTTATCATTATTATTGTCTCCCTTGTTAAAACTCATTATCTACTTTCCCCTTAATGTTTAAATAGTAATGCTCCTTCTCTTCTTCAGAGATGCTTATGATTCGATTACCCAGTAGGCAACCATATTTACGTTCCTTTTCTAACATAGCTTCCTGCAGCGAATAACGTACTCTACTGTTAGGCGCTAGGATGTGTATAATAGCCTCTAATGAAGCCACAACATCAGCGGCCTCTTCATAGATGTCATCGACACTATACTCTTCTCGGTTACTTCTAGATTCATCAAGGAATTCATCAACCTCCTCTTTAAGTTTTGCGCGTGCAAAATGAAGCTTGTTTATGAACATTTCTTTCATATGCTCATCAAGCTCTTCTGGAGCGTAACCATGGTGCCTCTCAAATAGCTCAGGCACCTTGTTTCGTACTAGTTTAAACTTGTTCATCCTACTCTCCTAGTGTAAGTATCTATCTTCCTGCATAGCAATCACTACAACTCCATTAAGCTGTAGAAAGGAAATACTGTCCATAGCACAATCATCGTTTGTCCCCTCGAATACCACAAGTGATACTCCAGAAGCAATGATTGACTTAGCACAGTTAAAGCAAGGTGGTTTAGTAACATAGAGAAAAGCACCATTAGTACTTACAGTAGACTTAGCTACCTTAGCGATAGCGTTAATCTCTGCGTGTATGACCTCATCTCTAGTTACATACTTGCCGTCAATATCATCCTCACAGGTATTATCATAACCATGAGGAGTGCCATTGTAACCAGACGATATAACCTGATTGTCTTTAACAATAACACAACCGACTTTAACCTTTTTAGATTTACTATGAAGAGCGACAGTCCTAGCGAAAGCCATATAAGTGACATTCCAATCTAACGTTGTCATTCTCTTGTTTCTCCATTCCATTTCATGGGTGAACCTTTAGCGGCCCACTCATCTGCTTTGTGATTGTAATAGACAAGGTAGCCCTGCCTGCTTGTTTCTCTCTTGCACTCATCAGGCATACACATAGGTGGATTAGTAGGTCCAATGTGTGGTATACCTTCAGGAGGAACCGAGAGTAGTTCTTCCATCTTAGTTATAGTTAAGTGAGTCTTACCATAGCGACTTGTATACACGCGACCCAGAGCCATCATGACCCTGAATACGCGCTTATAGTTATCACTGCTGGCTCGAACCCACACTGCTGTTGGATGATTAACATGTGTCTGCTTATATACCTTATCCTTTCGGGGGCTATTGAAGACATGATGTGCTGAGCTCAATAATTGAGCATACTCTAAAATCATCTTAACCACATGCTTATCGCAATGGGCCTCTGCACAGGCATCATCATCATCATCTAAATCAAAGAAGTTCATATTAGTGAAATCCTATAGTTCGTTTAGTTAACTCCTTAAGCTCCGGAGTGGTTGCAATCTTAAGCTTAACCTCATCTCTCAGCATCTCAACTACACGTTCAAAGGTTGGTAGCTCAGGCTCATACAATGAACGCTCCTTAACAACCTTAAAGTCACCTGTAGTCAATAGCTCAATATGCGGTATACGCTTATTTCTGAATCTGCTTTTGAAGAACTTTTTAAACGCTAACTTTTGTTGGTCATGCGTTAAGAAAGAGAACTCCATCTTCAGGTAGAATCGGCGTATCACTGCAGGGTCAAGAGACTTAATAAAGTTAGTAGTACAGATAACAATACCTTCAAACTCATCTAGACTAGTGAGTAGTTGGTTAGTCATAGTTCTACTATACTCTTTGGTAGAGGTAGCTCGGTTCATAGCAAGAGAGTCAATCTCATCCAACAATAGGATAGACTTACCTCCCTGTGCTTCTCGAAAGATCTGTGCTAACTTCTTCTCACCTTCACCAATATACTTATCTTGTATATCAGCGTAGGATCGCTTAATTAGCCGCAAGTCCATCTCAGAAGCAATATGCTCTGCTAGTGCAGTCTTAGAAGTGCCGGGAGCACCGTGGAATAAACAAGTAATAGATGTAGGTTGCTCACTCCTTGGCTTTAGCAGTATGCCTTCCAGCCTCTCCAGAAACATCTCTGCAGTTGGCTTAGTGTTAACCAGACCCTCCTCGAAAGCAATCTCGTTATTACGAGTTCCTCTCTTAGTGTTAGGGTTAACCTTAAGGCCTTTACCATAGTTGATGCTCTTAGGCTTCTTGTGCTGTGCCTCAGCCTCTTCCTCTACAATAAGTTCAACCTGAGTTAAACCAATGTAGATAGTAGTGATCTCATCTTTAGTCAGAGATACAGGAGAGACTTTCAGACTAACACCGGAGATTTCTTTAGACAGATTGGCTTTGCACCACTCACCTACAGCATATTCTTTATCTGTAGTGCCTCTTGAAACCTCCTGATCAGAGCCAGCTGAACCAAGCATAGCAGCAAAAGCATGTTCAAAGTCATCACCACTCTCTTCACCCGGGGGTGTAGTGGAAATACCTTCAAGCTCTCTTTTGTAAGCCGCTAGCTCATGACCTAACCAATACCTAAAGGCATCTTTTCTTACTGCAGGTTCAGCAATGTTTTCACTTATCATAGAGACTATATTCTCTCTAACGTCATAACGACCGTATGATATCTGCTTATTGGCTTTACGCTTAACAAGCCTATGGGTATCCAAGCACGCTTCGTAGACACATGGTCTCTTAACAAAGTGGCATTGGAGATTATCCCTGCTTAGGAAGGCTTTCACTTCTTGAGTTATAGCCTGCGTTTCTTCAGCGGACAATACATCGGTTTTTTTCATACTACTCTCTCTAAATATCTACAATTAGTTCATCTTCTGTATCTACAACGCCTATAGCATCTTTAGTTCCCGAGTAGTTAAGTCTACCTGTATGATAGTCATACGTAGCTTTACCTGCGGGACCTGTTAGGCCTGTGTAGCGACATTTCAGAACTGCTAGTTTAATGGTGTTACGCGTGTCTGACCCCTCAGCGTTTAGGTTACGAGCAAAGGCAAATATATCGTAAGATATCTGCTTAATCGAACCTGAACCTCTGATGTCATCAAGACTTGCTAATACACCATCCTCAAACGATTTACCGGACTCACCCATTTTACGTAGGTGAGACACAAGACCTAGCCAGACATTGCGTCTTTTGACCATTCGGTTTAGGCTGTTCATTGCCTTGTCTTGTGCTTCGTTTCCCTGTAGACCATCAAATCCCTCTGAGGTCAACAGTGTTATGTGGTCAAGGAACAAGTGTGTACATCCAGATAATGCCATCCACTCAAGACTATCAATAATGTCGGCACCAAGCTTACAGTCCTCGTGATTGAGGATAACAACTCTGCCTTTGCCGAACACCTCATCAAAGCCAACTTTAAGCTCCTCAAGGGGTATCTCGTCTTTAGCAGGGTTTCTGTTAATAGCTAGACCTGATAATCTTCTTGCTGTCTCTGCAGGTGACTCCTCTAAAGATACAATACCTATCTTAGTGTCATCAGTAGCATTCAGCAAGTGAAACATTATCTCTCGCATCATAGTAGACTTACCTGAGCCAGTACCTGAAGTGAAGAGTGTTATCTCTCCTCTGCGCATACCCTTTGACTTCTCGTTAAGACCTTGAAGACAGGGAGGGTATGATACAGATTCAATCTCAGAGTAGCTCTCCAGTGATTCCCAGAGGTCTTCCACAGAGATGATACTGGCAGGTTGCCATGGTTCAGCATCCCACACACATTGCATTAACTTTTTCCAACCGTGTTTAACAAGAACATCAGAGGGGTCATTCTCAGGCATAGAAGCAATCTTAACTTTATCTGCACCTATAATCTTACAAGCCACATCTGTAGCTTTCTGGCCCTGCTCATCTTGGTCAAACATCAACACTACCTCCTCAAATGAGCGAAGGTACTTGACTTGGTTAGATAAAGACTTCTTAGCTGATCCTGTACCTGCTGGCAAGGATACAACCGCGTAAAACCTACCATACTGATCGTATAGAGCTTGGGCTACTGCTAGAGTATCTAGCTCACCCTCGGTTATGATTAGTCTCTTTCCACCGGAAGGAAACAACCTTTGTCCGAATAACTCTGTAGGGGAAACCCCTGAAGGTTCTGAACGAAAGTCTTTAGGCATCTTTCTTACTTTGTATGAACTTACTTCTCCTTCTTCATTGAAGTAGGGGTACCAATGCTCGAGTATCCTTCCTCCTGGAGTTTGCTCAACGGATTTGACTCCGAAGAATGTAGCGACTTGTTTAGTAATGTGTCTTTCTCTGAACCCTCTGTCTCGTCCTTGGATTGGGCTAAACGTAGTAGTTCGTTTGAAGTCGCTCTGCGCATTGCTTTTTCCTTGTGTAAAAGTTTCTAGGTCTAGTATTTCGTCATCTCCTGATAACTCAGAAGCCTTAAAGTGCTTCTCACATGAGAAACAATATCCGTGACCATCACTGTAGACTTGCATGGCATCCGAAGACGCACAACCATCCTCATCATGACACGGTTGATTCCTACTAACGATGTGCGAATCATCTTTCATCACATTTTAAGCTCCTTGGGTATCTTCTTGTTTAGATTAGATATTCGGTTAGGTGGTATGAATTTGATAGCGGATATTTGACCGTTGTAATAAATGCGCTTACCGTCTTCTGACCTAGCACGGAGAACATCTCGTTTAACTTGCTCATCTACCTCTGCATAGACTAAATCGCCTCTACAGGAGTATTCACCAAGACATATGAACTTCATATTCTTAAGTCCATTAGTTTTAATGTGTTCAGCAAGGTGAACTGAAGAACCCGCATAGGTCCTCCAGTTGGTCTCTTTGCCGTAGTTTCTACTGCTTTTCTTGCCAGCATGTTTATACTGCTTACGACCAATATAACCCTTCTCAGTCTTTGAACACCATATAAGGTACACAAAGCCAAAGTAGAGGTCAGGCCTCATCATCTCATGAAATGACCAATGGCCATTGTCAAGAACACTATTCTTATTATTTTTAGATTTTGAAGCGGACATCCTTAAATCTCCTAATAAGTATGAGGTCTCCGGTCAGCTGAAGCTCCTCTTCCCAATCCTCCCCATACTGGTCTTTGTAAGCTTGAATAACCGTCTGACGGCGATTACCATAGGTAATGCCATTAAGTAGGTTTTCAGCACGTTTGTGTCCAATACCCGGAAGACCCGGAATATTGTCGGCACTATCACCCATAAGTAATTGCTTATGTAGTAGGTAGTCTGCAGCATCATCATCCACATGGGTCAAGAGACCTTTGCGGATATTGAAGTGAACTCCCGGAATAGTGAGTAAGTCTTTATCGATAGAAGCTATAGCGTAGTCAAGTTTCGCCTCCATGCATTCCTGCGCCCACTGAGCTAGGAGATCATCTGCCTCTTGCCCGTGAGCTTCTTCTGCATCATGGCATTGCACCATGTAGTCACGTAACCTGTTAATAAAAGCTCTATGCTCTTCATTGCCTGCTTTATTACGATTGCCTTTATAATCATCAAAGACTTCGTGTCTAAAGTTATTATCGCCTTTAACAGCGATCCTAGCACTATCCCCAAACACACAATCAGTAATGCTGGGGATTAAAGAGTCTAAAGCAGCTTGCGCCTCTTCTTCAGTGTTGTCATAAGCGGCGATATAAGCGATAACATCGCCATCAATTAAACAAATCATTACTTGATACCATAGTTACTAGCGCGAGAGATAATACGGTTCTTGTGCTCAATAAAGTGCTTAGAACCCTGTCGATAACGAATCTTATTAGCGTTAGACTTCCAGAACAAAGTAACTACTTGCTCTACTGAGTCGTAGGTCCAAGTAGCGGAAGGAGTAGCGTAAGAGGCGTAGCGGTAGTAAGAGTTTGAGTTAGTCATTCTATTATTCCTTGTATTGTTGTCATACCGAGGATGTACCTACGGTAATAGTTGACGGCACCTTTAACCATCAGTGGGTATTCCCCAAGATAGGTGCCAGCTTGTAAATCATCTTTTGATATAAGCTCTTTGTGTGGATGTTCCAGTGTATCGTAGTTCTCAAGGAGCCAAGTAGCCAGCTCATCAAATTGATAGTCTGGCACTATAGACTCGTCCTCTACATAATATGTATAGGCACACATGAGATAAAAAGATACAGGGTCGTAGTTAGTGGGACAATCAGTGAGTGTCATACCAATTACTCCCGATTTGTGCTTCACCATCCATGATGTTAACCCCGAATATCTTAGGGGCTTCTCTGAATGCTTCAGCGGCTATTTCAGCAACACGATCAGCATCTTTAGCTGACACATCTAACTGGCACTCGTCATGCATAAATATAAGAGGATGTACATCAAGATTTTCCTCTTTAAACTTCTTACGCATGTAGGCAATTGCTGCCTTACAGGTTACTGCTTCAAATGACTGCAGTAGATAGTTGAGAGCCTTGTGGTTGCTATCTGTGTATATCTTTCTACCATCGATAGCAGGAATATACCCCATCTTAGGATTGCCCTTAGATGTCTGCTCTAGAGCCCTCTGCACCCTTGCGGTTAGGCTACCAAGACCCGGAGTATTCTCAATGAAAACCTGCTTCATTTGATTACCGAATTTTGGATCACGTATACCCTTAAGGATAAGAGATAGCTTGCCTCCACCACCGCCGAATAGAAAGGCGTATAGGAAGGGTTTAGCGGTAGCTCTAGCACAACCGAGGATGTCAGCATTGCGCTGATGAACATCTCCGTTAAGAACCTCATCCGTGAAGTCTTTGTTATCTAGATAGTGACACAGTGCGCGCATCTGATTACCTGAAGAGTCAGCACCGACAATAACTCGGCCCTCCTCTACTATAAACAGCTGACGCATTTCCTTACCCCAACGAGCGTTAGGTGAAGGAACATTTACAATGGTCGAGTGACGCGCTCTCGCAGTCGGCGTACCGATTGTAAAGCAGTCTCCATGAAGCCTGTTATCACTGTCAAGCTCGTTAAGCCACCCAACAAGAATACTGTGCCTAGAGCGAGTAGTATAGTAGCTATCGACCATAAGCCCCACCTCGCCAATTGCTTCAAGACTTTTCGTACAGAGCTTCGGAGAGACTTTAACCAGCCCACCGTTTGGTAGCTTTTTGTAGTTGTGTTCGAGGGGTTCCCACCCTTGTTCATATAAAAACTCCTTAACGTATTCAAGGCTACCCATCTCAGGTTTAAGAACAGTTATGCGGTTATAGGAACCGTCAACTAATCTATCCGTCAAGGCAGACTCTGGAGATACACCAAAGTAATCTGCTATATTCTTAGGGTAAAAACCGTTCTTGTTAAACTTAACTTCTTTGCTCTCTTTGTCAGTAGCTTTGACTTTAGTACTGAGCATAGGCTCAATCTTCCTTTCAATGCTTGACATTTCTTCTTCCATCTGAGAGGCTAACTCAAGTGCTTTCTCTTTATCAAAGAGCCAACCCTTGTCGCTTGCATCCTGACAGAACTGAGCGGTTTCATGCTCAAACCTAAGACTCTGTTTGATAACAGGCTTCTTAGCAGATAGAGCACGCATTTCTTTAACCAGCAGATCGTACGCTAGATGATTAATCCTAACGTCTTCTCTACAGCGGTGTAGCATCTCTTTAGAGTATTGCGACCAGTCTTCATGTTCTGGTTTAGGTACTTTAAAGTATTCACCAAACTTAGCCAGAGCGTGTCTGCCACCAAAGCGCTTATAGTTAAGGACTCTAGACATAATAAGAGTATCAACAATAGATACCTTGTCTTCGAAATCCCAGCCTTTAATCATCTTCAGAGCAGGCAAATCATAGCCTATTATGTTATGCCCTATGAGTGCATCAGCACTTAACATAAAGTCATAAGCTTCATTAAAATCTGGATAGTCATCATCGTAATCAGTGAAGATGAACTCTTCTTCAGTCTCTATATCTCTAGCGACTAAAACCCAGAGGTTGGAGAGGGACGGCAAAAGGCCATCCCCCTCGAGGTCCCAGACTAGCTTCAAGATTATAGGTCCAGAGGCAAGCTTTCGTGAACTTCACACGCAAACGCATAAGCGTCTTTTGCTGTGTTAAAGATCAACTTTTGGGTGACCCAATCGTTGTCGTCATCACGACCGCTAATTTCGACCATATATCCGTTGCTGTAGCGATATACAACTACTGATTCGTTGATTTTGGTTAACTTCAAGTTTTCATTCGACATACTATATCTCCTAGTATTATTAGTCATTGTTGTTGGGGTCTACTTTACCTGTCTGCATAAACTTGACAAGGCAATTTAGATACCAACGTGCTTTACGATATTCTTGTTCAACATCGTCTTTTTTACCTGCTCTCATCAGATACTTATATACCTGACCGAGCAAATGTGATTCAACGCCTTCCTTTCCTTCAAGCATATGTTGCATCATTTCCATATACTGATATCCGGGAACGACATCGTTGTAGTGAGAGCCAGATACTGCTTTGGATATAGAATCCTCTTCAGTAACCCAGCCAGTTCCTTTACGAGCCATTTCAGCAAACTTCTCTTCTTGGGTCGCATCTTTGTGCCTACTCATAGGTGAGTGTGTGTCTAAGTCAGCCAAGCTATAGTACTCCTGCTGGTACTTCCCCATCTTTGTGGTCATATCTTTCTCCATCTTTATAGTGGTGGTGGTGCTTATTCACAGTGAACAAGTTTAAAGAGCCTTTAGGTAAGACACTAGCAATCGCCAGCAGAATACCTGTCAGCTTAATTAACAATCCAATCATAATATAATCCTTTTTATTTTTATTATTTTATTATATTAACTCCTCTTTTGAAATTAAAAGGGCTATATTGCTATAGCCCCTCTCGTAATCAAAAGTCGTCATCTTCAACTAGTAGCTCATCACTATCAGTTGCTTCAGGCGCTAAATCAACTACGTCGAACTCAAGATTACTACCTGAGTACTCCAGTAACTTAGTTACCTGAACAGCCATTAGATCAAACACAACGCCTGTCTTACCGCCCATTGCCCACTCTCGTGGAGACACTTGAACGTTTGCGATTGAACCGTTACCGATAATGGTAGGGTCAATAGCGTTAAGCTTTCCATCTACAACTCGGGGAGGAGTTAAATTATCGCCCTTAGAGTTCTTAGCAAGCTTCTTGACGTTACATACATAGATGTTGTCGTCTTCAAGCTCACGCACGGGTAAGCCTCGCTTCTTCCACGCCCCAGCGACCTTCTTGTCTTCTGTGCGCATCTGAATTTCCCAGACAAGCTTGCCTGAGCTGAAAGGATCTACAGGGTTCTGAGGATCCAGCTTAACCCAAAACAACTCTACATCTTTGATTACATTTGACATATTCCAATTCTCCATTAGTTTATTTGATACGGGGCACGATTTTGTAACCCCGTGTTCTTAATGGTCGCCTATCAGCAGAAGGCAAAGTCAGACTCCATAATGGATTCAGGCAACCACTCTTTAGGTGTAGGTATTAATTCTTCACATTGTGCTTGAGTGAGAATGTCTACCAGCGGATTACTACTATACAACTCTAAGAACTGCTCTCTGGTGATAACAAACAACTCCTCCATGTTACCTGCATGACAGCCGAAGCTATCGTGAACAGTAGTGACACTGAAAGGAGATCTTGCTACAACCATGGTGAGATGAGCAGCATCAAGCGAGTGAGTGACATTAGGTGCAGTAGAAGACAATTGCTTCTGCTTATCTAAGTCTTTCTCTTCCATGACTAAGAACCTAGGTTTAATGGTCTTATTACAGAAGTTAAATTCAGCACGCTTGGTTCTTGCTTTACGGTAGTTCTGTATAACAGGGAAGTCAGTATGAGGTGTATCATACGACAAGAACTCATCTCTGCTGTTACACTTATCTGCTACGCTCCTGAACATTCTCAGCATATTAGCAGGTCCATCCAGATGCTCATAACATGTGTCATAGACTAAAGCGCCAAACCAGAAGTGCCATCCACCGGGGATCCATCTAGCATCCTCGAAGATGTCTGGTATATCGTCTTTAGCCTGTTGACCCATGCCACCTTTAGTAGCGCCATAGCCGATAGTCATTACGTTTCTCTTAACCATCTTACGTTGAATCTTAGCATCATCCTTGAACTGATTCCACCACAGGGGTGCGTAAGCGGCAATATCTTTAGAGTCACCTATACTATCTTTAAGGTCTACCAGCTTCTCATGAGCTTCTTTCTTCTCAGCCTTTGAATTGCCAAAGTATATTTCTTGGGCTATCTCAAAGAAGTCATCCTTGACTTTATCGTAGTTATCCCTAACTTCCTGAGAAGCTTCTTGAGCTAGTCTATCTATCTTTTCCCATACTTTCCCTGCTACATACATGTAGACATCTCCGGGAATACTGTCATCACCTTCCGTGGCGACTAGGTTAACGTACGGTGCCACAGAGTGATCTCTGGACATTGCTACAAGGTGTTGTATACCGTTGTTACTGCCGTCGATATAACAGATAACTTTAGATGGGAATGACTCATAATCAAACCCGTTATCACACCAGTTAGCGATAGACGCTAGCTCCATACAACACATAAGGAAAGACCAAGGCTTGTCAGCCTCTAGCCACCCACGGTTACCCATAGGATCCCTTGCGTATTCTACGAACTCTTCCATGCTTTCTTCTACAAAAGACACTCTGTCATTAAGAGAAATCTTATCATTGCCGTACATATTAGCGGCGTAGATCATAAGCCATAGAAGACCACTACTGCCCAGAGGGACACCATCAGCATATTGAAGCAATGCCTTGGCTTGGTCTGAAGCTTGCTCCTCAAGGAACACTGTAGTGTTGTATATGCGACCACGAAAGTCACAGTTGTAGGTATGGTATATAGGTTCATCCAGCAACCTGTCTACCATCATTTCTATTGTATCTGCCTCGATAATATAAGAGATAGCCCTCTGCTTGTTCTTCTCACCAACAAACTTGAATGGACTAGGCTTGGTGCTTCTCTTATTCTTAGCTTCTGCTCTGAACTCTTTCCAAACAGCGTATAACTCTTGGTTAATACAGTACTCTGTTCTTTGGAGCTTATTTACAGCAGATAACAATAGGGGATGGGTATCTGGACCCACAGCTAATAGAGCTTTACGGTGAGCATCTCTGATGAATGGAAGGCCCTTCTCGTTATAACCTGAAACCCAATCTGAGTTTTGTTCAGGCCACCCGTCGAAAGGTAACTTCTCATCATCTTCAATAATCTCATCCTTGAGACTTTTCCATTTACCCCAGTCTTTTACTTGCAGGTAATACGTTGAGTGCCTATTAGAGTTACTATTAGACTCATACCAACGTAATACATCCTCTTCAATAAAGGACTCTAGAAGCATTAAACCACCGCCCAGAGAGAACTCAGTCTTATCTTCCAGCATATAATGCTTTCTGACAGAGTTACCTATCTTAATAGCGGCTTGTACTAGAGTATCCTTTCTTTGGATGCATAAGAACAAGATGGGTATTGCTAGTTTAGTAAATACTTCCGCATCTACTTTCTTTTCAACTAACCACTTTCGATTACGCCAGCGGCCATCCATCTGATCAAACTTACCTTGTAACCTAGTGGCTACAGCAAGTGTTATCATGCTTCAACGACCCTGCAGATTTCTCCGTAGGTAATCATTTTAACAGTAGCCTCGTAGTCTGCTTCAGAT